GAATTGGAATCTGTCATGAGAAAGCTTTTCGCAGTTGAGAGGCTGGCTCCAGGCGCACAGGCGGTTTATCCTGTGGCCGAAGATTTTGAGATTCCAGTGTGGGTTTTGCCTGGTTTAGGTTACATGGCACAGAACTTCATTGAAGGGATTGGAGAAGAAGTCTATGTTCCAACATTTGCTATCAATGCTTCTGGCGATTGGAAGGTTACTTATGCTAGAGATTCTCGTATTGATATTGCTCAAAGAGCTGCGGCTAGGGCTGCTAAGGACTTAGCTAATTATGAGGAAGAGTGTGGTTGGAGAGTTATTATGCCTGCTGCTACTTCTTCATTTTCAGGTAAGGGACTGCTTGGTTCGCGTCCTGCACCGATATATGAGATTAATCCAGCTTCTACTGGAGCGGGATATCTTTCTAAAGAGCTCATTAACAAGATGATGGTTGGTTTCAAGAGAATTGGAAGAACCCTAACCGATCTTTTTGTTGCTCCTGAAGACGCTGCAGATATCCGTGAGTGGACTGATACCGATATTGATCCAGTAACCAGACGCGAGATTTTTCAAGCTGCTGGTATGGGTTCGATTTGGAATGTACAGCTTCATGAAATGCAACATCTTGGCGCAACTGGTATGTATAATATCAATGGCGCTGGGTCCGGTTTTGGTAAATTCATTGCCGCTGGTAATGTTTATAACCAATATACATTAGATAATCCTAATGTGACCGCTGCAGACGGAACTGTTACTACTTTAGGAGAGACTCAGATTATGGGTTTCGACCTTGGTACTAATGATTCTCTTGTAATGCCGATTCGTAAAGAATATGAAGCTCATGATGACCCAACATTATTGCGTGTACAAAAAGCCGGTTTCTTTGGATGGGCAGAAATCGGTTTTGCTTGTTTGGACAGCAGAATGATGGGACTGGGTGTTATTGATAGAAGTCTATAATATATATTATAGTCAATAATAAAGTTAGTATCCTATACCCTTTTGTGGGTATAGGATGCTGACAACTCTACTTATGAGGAAAGACAATCATGGACTTGTTAATTATAGTAAAGTTCTTATTTTCTATTGTATTTGTTGAAGCTGTCACTGAGATTTTAACTAAGTCTGAACTATTTGAACCAATTAGAAAGTTCTTTTTTGATAGAAGAAAGAATAATAGGTTATCTAATAAACTCCACGATTTAATAGATTGTGGATACTGTACGTCTGTATGGGTAGGGTTTTTTACTGCTCTATTGGTGTTTCCAGATGTAAATTTTATTAATAAATATGTTGATTGGTTTATTTTAGGATTGATTTTACATAGATTGGCAAATTTTTTACATTCAATTTTTGATTATATTAATAGACATAAGGATATGAGTTTATAATTAGTGGAGAAGGATTTTAAATTACATAGAAAAGGAGAAGATGAATTATGAAAGGTTACGTACAAAACACTACACCTGTTTACGCCCACGCTATGAAAAGAACTATTGGTCCCGGTATTAAGGTTCCTCTAGAAGAATTATATGAACAATATGGCCGGAAACATAATTTAAGCGAGGGCAAAGAATTCGGAGAATGGCTTAGAAACGTCAAGCTGCGAGATGTTGAGCAATGGAAGATAGTAACAGAAGATGAAAAAGACATAGAAGTGGAAATACAAGTTACAAAAAGACTGGATGAAACGCCTGTTGAAACTGAGAAGGTCGAAAAGAAAAACGAAGACCTAAACCCAGTAGGTACAATTAATACTAAAGAAATGACTGTAGAAGACGTGGTAGGTTTATCTGTTAGAAAAGCTAGAGAAGTAGTTCCAGAAATAAAAGACATAAACCTATTAAAATACGCTTTACAGGAAGCAAGTCCTAGGGCAGGCAAAGACAGTCTTTGTATAATTTTAAGAAAAAGAGTGATGGAACTTGGAATAACTAGTTTTTAATTTTACACATATGAGAACAACAAGAACGATTAGAACAATAACGCACAATTGAAAAAAGCACATAAATAATCCTGTTTAGGAGAAAGATAGGATAGGTACATTAAAATGAAGGAAAAAAATACTCAACATTTGAATAAATTTGAGAGGATAATTTTTAGAGGAATTTTTTTCTATGATAAGTAGTGAAAATATAATCGGTAGGAGTAGGTTTTCTACCGATTTTTTTTCATTAAAACATGGAGGTATAGGACATGAGTAATAAAAAAAGGATTAGGAAGAAATATCAAGGACCAAAGGCAGTGGGAACTATTAGGAAAATGTTTTCCGATGAATTGCGTGAGCTTAGGGTAAATACCCCGTCAGAGTTTGAGGGGAGAAAGCCTACAGATATGCTCACCATTATTCGTTTTGAGGATGGTCACACTCATATTATTAATCCCGACGAGGATCTCACAATAGACATGCTTCAGGATGCTATGGATGAGTTTGGTATGGATTTGGATTATGCAGAAGAAGAAGAGGATGTGCAGCTCCCCAAGAGAATTGTCTTTCACAATCGACAGGCTATAGGCGACATTCTGATGTTTACCTGTGCTGTGCGGGATTTTTGCAGAAAATTTTCAGATGTAGAGGTTGTAGTGGAATCAACGGCTATGCATTTGTGGGATTATAATCCTTATATTTACAAAGGACCACGCTGGAATGATGTAATAGATCCTATGACGTTTTGGAAAGGCGACAAGAAGCCAAACGATCAGCAAAGGCTTGATATGAACAAAGCTGCTATCAAAAAGGCAGTGGAAGAAGAAAGAACAGTTAAAATTTACATAGGTCCTGGAATGGCTACGAATCGGTCAAATAGGCTAAGTGATCATTTTGCCAATGCATATCGTATATCTATGGAGGCTTCCCTTGGCATAAGAATTGATCAAGGACAGATCCGCCCTGACGTTTATATGACGAAAGAAGAGTATAAGAGTTCTCCGTTGGTTGAGCCTCCTTATTGGCTGATAACGGCCGGGGAGAAAGGGGATTGGACAGCAAAAACTTGGGGAATCTCCAGGTGGCAGCAAGTGGTGGATGCTTTGCCAGAAATCAAATTTGTCCAGCTTGGGATGAAAGGACATGGGCACAAAAAACTGGAAGGACCAAATGTAGTTGATTTTATTGGGCAGACAGAAGGAAGAACCGACGGGATTCGCAGATTGATGAATCTGTTTTGTAACTGTGAAGGGTCAATAGGTTTGGTATCGTTTCATATGCATTTCTGTGCAGCTTTCGGTAAACCGTGTGTAGTCATTGCAGGGGCAAGAGAGCCTGTTTGGTTTACGAGATATGCTGGCCACCAATATTTGGCTGTAGATGGTTGTATTCCTTGTACAGTGAAAGGTGGGACTGAGGAACCGACAGCATGTTGGAAATGTGATTTAAAAGGCTGCCCGTACAAGGTCAATGTAGAGGGGCAGGATTTACCTCTTTGCACTGATATGATAAAGGTTGATGATGTTGTTCGAGCAGTAATGAGTTATTATCGCGGAAATAGGCTAAGCATGGAAAAGCCTTCTATAAAGTCGAAATTGATAAATGTTGTAGAAGCTCCAAAAGAAATAGAAGTTTCTAAAGAAACGGTAGTAACGGTAGCACCAGTAGAAGTACTGTCAACAGGTCTTCCTAAAGAATGGAACATGGAATGGGGAGATGGTTCTATAACTGATAGAGATTGGGATTTTATGAAGTCGATTGTAGAACGAGAAAGTGTTAAGACAGTACTTGAGATAGGAGTAGGATTGTCCACCTTGTTGTTTAACAAGATAGGAGTAAAAACCATTACTTATGAAACGGATGAGCGGTGGGTAAGTGTAATTAAAAAGATTAATCCTAATCTTGATATCCGGATTTGGGATGGGTTGGAATTTCCGAAAGACGTGCAATCTTTGCCCGCTTTTGATCTAGCATTTGTTGACGGACCTGCAGGAGGACAAACTAGAGAAATTTCGACAAAACTGGCTTCTGAATTATGTGACTTGGTAATTATACATGATGCTGGTAGAGAATGGGAGCGCAAATGGCAAAGTATGTATTTAGAACCAGGATTTGATTTAGACAGTAAGGGTGGACATCGCTGTCACTATTGGAAGAAAAGGGAAGCTCCTGCACGTTGTGTTGAGGAAGTGGATTGGAAACAATGCCCTGAATGTGCTACGCTTAATCCACCTGGCAAAGAATGTGAAAATCCTGCCTGTGGTAGTAAGATTGAAGTTGTTGACCCCACGCCAGCTAAGATATGCCGAATGATTTTCAATGGTCGCGGTGAGGGTGGGGCCGAGCGATCTACTACATGGCTTATGAATACGTTTCACTCTATGGGATATTCAGTTGAGTATTTGACTCCTAATGGCAAT